ATATATCATTGATTGAAGCGAATGAAAAATCCTCGATTAAAAAGTACCGACAGTGACAGCTTCCTCGACAGCCTTAACACGGGTATCCATGTTGCTGTTCAAGCCGTCTGCATAGCCCTTAGCGTCAGCAAGAGCCTTCTTGACAGAACCCTCGGTCTTCTCGTCGCCCTGCAAAGTAGTAAGCTTACCCTCTGCAGCAGTCATACGCTTGCCCATAGCGGTGTTCAGCTCATCCGCATAGTCCTTCGCGTTCTGCTCTGCGGCATCCCACTTTGCCTTATCGCCAACCTCGATCTTGTCAAGCTCTGCCTTGTTAGCGTGTTCGTGAGCCTTACCAGCAGCGGTGTCCCACTTCTCCTTGTCGCCGGTCTCAATCTTATCCAGCTCGTCCTTATTGGCATGAGTATGGATCTTATTGATTTCAGTTTGTAGCTCAGTGGTCAGCTTAGCCTTGGTGATAGTACCGTCAGTGATAGTAGCAGTTACCTTGTGAGTAGTCTCATCAATGTCGATAACGACCATATCGCCAGCAGCAGAACCAGAGGTGACATACTCAATCAGAGAATCAACAGGGATATAGATCTCGCTGTTCTCAGCATTGGCAAGCACCAGCTTCAGATAAGTACCCTCAGCCTGACCTTTCGGATTGGTGACAACAGTACCGCTCTGAACAACCATATCCTTAGGAATATTGATTGCAGCACCGACATTTGCACCATTCTTAGTCAGATGGTAGGTTGCAGCAAAACCGTCAGCAGCAGACTCGTCCTTAACGACAGTATAGGTGTCTGCATCTGGGATAACGACCTTCAGACCTTCTTGACCTTCAGTCTCATCAAGCTCCAAAGCATTACCCGCAGCTGGAGATAGCTTTACCTTAACAGTAGGCTTAGTGGCAGTGCCGCCGACGTCAACACTGTTGTCGCCAGCACCAACAGAATCAACTTTACCGTTGATCTTGTTCTTTAGAGTCTCTTCAAGCTCAGCTTCGGATACACTATCCTTGTGCGCCAGCTCGCCAAGTTCGCTACCAGTAATACCAGCAACATAATCCTTGACTGCCTTTGCAGTAGGCACTTCGCTGTCACTTGCTGAAGCACCGATAGTTGTAGCAACGGTCTTTGTTACAATAGCGGTGAAAACAGACTTCCATGTAGTACCAGTCCACACATCACCAGCGCCAGAAACAGTGTCAATGTACAACACACCCTGGGCAGGAGCGGTAGGCTTAGTACCATCGTAGAAGCGCACAGCCTCAGTGTAAAGATCTGCGCCGAAGAACAGCTCACGGGTATCCGTGCAGAGATAGAAGCTGTTTACATTACGCTCCGCAGGCAAGTTAGCTTTCAAGCCCTTATAAATTAGATTTGCCATAGTTTCTTCATCCTTTCTTGCCGTTGATACGGCTTATAAAATAGTGATAAATATAGATAAAGCGAGGGCTATTGCCCTCGCCAAATCAAGCAAATAGATTAAAACTCTCCGACAAGATCCTCGGCAGAAATACCATCGACTTTCGTAAGAGTCTTATCCGGTTGGATACGATATCCAGCAGACACACCGTTCTCAACGACAAATAGTTCCATACCATAATGATATACGCCATCAGAGCTGCCGACAGGAACAGCAATTGCAGCAGCGGCCTGCGCCGCTTCAAGGCTTTCAAAATATGTACGTCCGTCCAAAGGGAAAGCCGTCTGAGGAACGAATGCAACCGCGAAATTCAGTTTACCGAAATCAGCCATTACAATTCCCTCCTTCCTCAGATCGTAACCTTATAGGTGTTTGAAGCGTCGTTGGCGTTCGCCATATCCATCACATACACCTTATAAGACTTGGCCGTGTAACCATTTGCGCCCTCAACATCGACGGTGTACTTGGTAAACGCGGACTTGATCTCAGCATTCATGCCATTCACATCCTGCACAGAGTTCACATCACGCAGCGTCGCTGGGTAAGCGAACACAACGCGGATTGCCCCGACAGGAATTGTGATACTGAAACTGTTGCCGACAGCAAGCGCTCTGCCACTCTTTCCGGAGAGACCACGCACCAGTGCAGAATTCACCTCGCCGTCCTTTGCGGTCAGAGTGCCATAGAAGCTATTACGATAGCCGGAAATCTTGCTCTTTGTTGCAGACTTTGTACCGGCTTTGATCTGGCCTGCGGCGTAATTCTTGCCAAGTGCAGTCTGCGGCAGAGCGCCGTCCGCATAAGTCGCCTCTGCAGTGATAGAATAAGCCGTGTCGTCTCCGACCTGAATCTCGTCAAATGTGCCGCTGGCTGTTGTCTTCTCGCCGCCGTCCGTGTTAGTCACTTTCCATGCGGAAGCGACAATACCGGTAGCCTTCGGTTCAAATTCATAAGAGCCAGGATTCAGAACGGCAGAATAGTCCGGAGACACCTTTGTGCCGACCTCATAAGCCTTGATCTTAGCCGCAGTCAATGTAACACTCGGCTGAGTTACAGTTGGGTTCTGATCTTCTGCGAAAGCGTCATTCAGAAGCTCTGTCAAAGTCTTATCCTTTGCTGGAACTGTGACCTTGCCTCCGACCGGCGTATACTTACCAAACTGATATGTAAACACCAGATCTTCTTTGAACACAATATCGTCTGTTGACGATCCACCGAATAGCTGTACCCATGCACTGCCCGTCCAAATCTCACCAACCTTGGTGTCCGTATTAACATACAGAACGCCAATGGCAGGAGTTGCCGGTTTTTCACCAGTGTATGTACGAACTGCCTCGGTAAAGAGATCTGCACCAAAGTAAATCTCTCTTGTGTCCGTACAAAGATAAAACGCATTTTCACGGACTTCTGGCAAATTTGCTTTCAAGCCCGTATACACAAAATGAGCCATTATCTTGTTCTCCTTTCTTGTTATTTAGCTTACAGAATATTTACAAAAAGATAGCGCTACTCTTTCTGCACAAATTAAAAACTGCCAATCATATCTGCAATGACCGCTGAAGATGTGGCAACACTGTCTTCAACAATGTCATCCTTACTACCGTTAGACGGAACGCTATATGTCTTAATCAGACCTGCGCTGATCCATGTAAGCTTGACATTATCTCCGTCATTTTTAACATAGAAAAGATCGTCCTTTAATGTCTCACGCTCATCATCATCTGACGTGATCTTCCATGTTCCGTCGATATTGTAAACGCCAGTAGATAAGCTTGAAATAACAATACCAGAGCCGCTAATGTTTGTTACCGGCTTGTTGGAAAGCTGGTCGTAGTTAGAAACTCCGCCTGTTCCGCCGCCAGAACCTCCACTCCAAAAAGGAATATCACTCATAGCAACCTCCTGTTTGTTAATACATGTAATAGATGTTGACAGCTACAGCCTGTTTGAAAACAAGACTTGTAATGTCAATTTGCCCATACCCTAATTCAAAAACACCAGACACAATCGGGATATCGCATCCGTTGATGGATACCTCTGTGCCTGGATCGCATTGAATACCAATTTTCTTAATAATCATTCGTTCAGCGAATGCTAAAACACTATTCTGATGTAATTCAATTTCGTTTCTTCTGAATACATCGACCATGTTTGCGTTCGCTGTTGTAGTTCCATTAAAACTACCAAGCGTACCCTTAGACATATATAAACACCTTCCTAATCGTTTTAAGCCAGCTCAACATAATCAAGCTCGTCAAGTGACACAGAATCTATGCTGCTAAGAGTAGACGAATCGAGATCAGACAACAAACGATATCGCTTTAAGCCGGCAACAACATTTGGTGTCAAATGTAGTTCCGAAAATTCCGCCTTAATAAAAGCTTCGAGAGATTCATTGACTGCGGCAATTAGTGACATAAATCCATCCGCAGAAAGATACTTTGTCGATTTCACACCGTTGTTTACAGCAGTCAAATAAAATGTCTGATTTGCATTGCCAAGCGTGTACCACATTTCAAAATCCATCGAGCAGAGCAGATTCATAACAGCCTCTCCTTGCACAGCAAGCAAGTAATACAAATCAAACCGATCTGTGTTTAATTGCATCTCCGTGCCAGCACCAGCAAATGTTTCTTTATCTGTATCAGAACTTAACAAAAGCTCAACATTATTCTGCATTTTATCAAAAGCAGTCTTTAATGTGTCAGCGGTCGATGTGTGAAAGATTAAATCACTGCGCCCGCTTCCAATTGACTTTGCAAGATCATATTGCAATGCAGATGTTGTAAGTCTCGTTAGATTTTGAAAAACCTCGTATGTTTCTTCGCCCATCTCGAATGGGTTCGTTGCAAAAACAAGGTCAGATTGACCGGAAATCGGCTTACCAGCAGCCAATTCAACATCCAAATCAATCTCAACCTTGCTCTGAAATGTATTAAATACACGCTCTAACAACTCGTCAATCTCAGTTCTAAGATCAGCGTCACTCTCTCCGATGATAAATCTTTGTAGGCACAAATAATTAACCATCGCATCCAGATACATTTTGTTATACATGATTAGGCCGTCTCGATACGGAAGATTTTTGATAATAACATCAAACTCCGTCAGCCGCTTGCGAAGATAGATATTATATTCTTGTGCCATAACTCACCGCCAAATTGTTTAGCTAATTTTATGTAGGATTGCTCAATGTCAAAGTCAGGCTACCAGCCTTAATGGTAACGATAGTCGCAGTTTCAACATTACGAGCAGAAGACAGCCCGTCAAACATAAGCAGATTTCCGCCAGTCAAAGCGTCGTAAATAACGAAATGCGTCATTGTACCCCAGTTCGCAGTTGACTCATCAAACGAAACCGCAGCAGTATTCTTAATTACACCAGCAGTCGGTTCACTCAGCACGGTCAGCTTAACACGCTTATATCCTGCACTTGAAGCCGGCTCAGATACGCCAGATCCGTCTACGCCAGGTTCAGTCGCGCTTAAACCAATGTAATAATCACCTGGAAGCGCTGGATTCTCCTTTGTGTGAAATAGATTACCCATTACCTGATTCAAGAAATATGTAGTAGTCATCGCAAATCCTCCTTATTTGATGATTGCCTTATCAATATTGTTTGTAATACCCAAAATGCCTTGGCTTGGAATCTCAGTTTCTCCGGACATATCCTGAATGGTAATCTGATAGATATACTTCCCATATAGATTTACGGTTTCTTGTGGAAGAAGCGTAACCGTCAGAATATTTTCAACACCATCATCATTTGCAATAATAGACATGGGCTTTGATAGCACCGGAGTACCTGTACGATTTACTGAATACACCACTGAAAATGTAGCCGTAGCGCCAGAGGCGTTGAACGGCTTTCGTGTATCAGTGAATAGGCAAAATCGTAAATCGTGTGTTTCCCCGCCAACAAAAAGGATTTCAGGTAGGTCATAAACTTTTGATTGCATATTAACCTCCAACATTTACGGGGAACTCACATTGGATTTCCAACATACAATTCCCAACCACTTCAAGCAAATTGTCGCCACAAACAAGCTTGAAGAATTCAAAATTGAAATACGGATATAGGTTCAAATCCATATTGTTTGTAATTACACCGTTTTCATTATCAACTTCAATCTCCAGAAAGTAGTCTTGTGGAAGATCGCTCAATGCAAAAACTCTATCGTTATCAGAATGATTGATAATTTTGATAGTATTACTGCCATTCAGCGTAATCTTTATCTTTGGCTGATACCCACCACGATAGCTACCGAGATTGCGCAAAATAATGTTAGTGCTGCCGCTGCAGTTATAGCTATATGTCACCGGATACTGATAAGCAAATGGAGAATCGCATCGAACCGTGCATGAAAAGGCAATCGGTAAATTACCAATCTCGACCATCTGCAAATCTTCAATTAAGCACCGATATCGAACTTGCTCCATATCGGCCTGCTCAATCTCCAACCACTTATAACCATCGACGGGAGACAACCATGCGCTGATTGCCTCCCGATCCCAGGCATCAAAAAAGCCGTTTGTTTTCACAAACGACTTATCAGCTCCAAATACCATTTTGAATGTCAATGGTTCATTTTGCGTGATACCATAAAACAGCGGCTTATATCGACCAGAAATACGATCTTCCGAAATTTCTGCCGGCGAAGGGAAACTACCATTGCCAGGAGAAACGCCATTGACTTCGTAAAGCCTTAGCCCGTATTCTGTGCAAGGGATACCATCAAAAATAAAATAGTCGCCCCAAAAAGCCATAACTGCACCTCCGCTTACTTATCTTTTGGCTGTTCCTCTTTCTTCGTAATCTCACAACCAAGCAAAATGTCTCTCGTCTCTTCAAGAATGGCGATACTTCCACTCAGATTTGCAAGATTCGGCTTTCCACGGACAGAAACATTGTCAAGCGCATTCAGTACAGCAACTAAACGATTGATAACTTCATCCTTCATATATTAACCCTCTTTCAAAGATTGCAATTCATTTTCAAGCTTTGTGATACGACGATATAGTTTCTGGATCATATGTGTATTCAAAGAAATGAACTCGCCGTAACGAAGCTTGTAGTAATTGTCTGTAATTCCGTCTGCCTCATTGACCTCTTCAATAGGTGCAATAACCAGACCAGCGAAATCCATATTAGACAGACCAGCGTTGTGAAGAGCATCTTCAACATCCTGCGCAATAAATCCAGAATGAAGTCTTCCGCCATGACCATTGTTATACTTAAATGTCGCTGGTTTCAGTCCCATGAAAAACTCATCGTAACGATCAAAATCGTAGTTGATGGTATTCTTCAATCGTCTATCAGAGCGCAATGTAATTTCTTCACTTGCGTAAATGCCGTTAGCAGTAATGAAGAAGTCCATTGCACCAACCTCATCCAAGCCAGTCATTCGACATCCAGAGTTGGTGACGATAAAGTAAGGGGCATAGCCATTACCGTTGCTACCATACATCATTGCGCCATAGGTCAATCGGCCACTACTACCAGATCCGTATCCTTTTGCAAAACCACCATAACCGCATGTAAGCTCGATAATATCAGCATCAATATTGCCAGCAAGAATATAGGATGCGTTAATAGCGAGGTAATATCGACTGCCAGATCTGTACGAATAAATTCCATCGTAATAATAGTCATCCGAATTTTCGTACAGAGCCTTAGCAATGTTGCCACGAGTAACATTTGCATCACTGCCGTCTTCGCCGTCATATCCGTCACGACCGTCTTTACCTTGAATCTGCATTGCAGAAGTCCAAGTATTACCGCCGTCATAAGAATACGAAGCATAGTAGTCATATGCAACGCTTAAACTTCTGTGCCAACCGCTTGAAGACGAGCTGGGATATGAAGAATACGGAGATGTAGGTGTTGCATAGCTTGATCTGCCATACAAAACGCGGACAGGACTGCTGCCAGTTCCCCAAGTAATATTTCCTTGAAGATTGATACTGCCTGTCATCGTGATATTACCAGTTGTGCCGTCAATCTGAATATTGCCAAGATCAAGATAATTACTATCGAACTTGTTTTTATCAGATGTCAGCATTGAATTTCCGGACTTATCCAGAAAATCAGATGCCTGTACAACGCCTTTGAAACTACCGCTTGCAGCAGAAAGCTCACCGCTGAACCTGCCATCGCAGCCCTCAAGCGTACCTTTAATATGAACATTTCCGTTCGTATCGACCCAGAAAGATGCGTTCTTTTCATCAATGATATACTCATCACCGTCATACAACGGGTACTTACCAATTGCAATTCCGGAATACGGATTTAGAGTGATTTGTACCTGATTAGCATTGTAGATATCAAAAATAGCGTTATGAAGGGAAGCCCCGTTCCCATCAACACGAAACACAGAAGTCTTTCCGTCTTTCTTTTCACTTTCGATAATCATACTGTTGCTGGCAATCAACTTACCAATGAGGCTATCGGCAATTACGCCGCTAATAAGCGTACCATCCTCAGACACCATTTGACCGATAGCAAGATTTGCTGTCTGCCAATTATCTGTGGTGAACATAATCGAACCATTGTTCATCCAAATCTGGTACGGCTCATATTCTGTGGGAGATCCGTCAATTCGTTTCCGTAGACGCAAACCAGACTCACTCCACGAAATGTCCTGTCCACTCGATGACATGATATTGTTCTTTGCAATATCCAGTGCAGACTTCATAAATTTGCTTAGTGATGTTTCTGCACCGCTATTCACAAACTGATTGTATGTCCATTTGCTTCCATCGAGTGTTTTACCAGCGGTAGCCCCAGACTGCACAAGCTCTTCATAATTGAAACTATCATCAAACGCATTGCATTTACTTGAAAGCTCAATTTCAAAGTTCGACAAATCCTCAAATGGAATTTTCACATTTAATAGATATGGCTTCAAAATGCGACCGTCTCGTTGTTTCCAATAGATTTTCCCACCAAGCTCAAGCTTATTTTTGAAGTATGAAAACTCCGACAATGCAAGAAAATTAGCTATATCAAGTGAGAATGAATAGCACGGATAAGCATTCTTTTTAAGTAATTCCTTACCATATTCAAACAAATCCCACTCTACGGTTCTCTGTTCGTACTCTGTCGTACTTCTTGTAAAATACAAATTTGCAGTATTGATTTTGAACTGCAATGTACTTCCAGCGCTAATCGCACCATTGACCTCAAACTCAGCTTTCACATTAGACGAAACACTAATTGCCGTACCTGAGATAGATACACAAGCGTTAGGGAACTCTGCGTCATTCAGTGTACCGTCATTAACACGCGCAGTAAACAAAATATTGTTGTCACTGTCAAAATCCAAAGACGCACGAATTAGATTCGCTCGAAGAACGAAACCATTAGTTGAACATTCCAAAACACCACCAGATGCAGAATAAATGTCCTTACCGAAATCATTCTTGACTTTGATAACTTCTGATCTGCTGATATTAAAAATAGCACCAGAAACTTTTACACTCTCGCCAGAAGTATCATAAGTAGCCACTTTTGGAATTACAAATGAATCCTCTGAAACAGAGTCCTCTTTCAGATACCGATTGATAATCTTGTACTCATCTTCTGTAAAAAATGCAGATAGGGCAGTCTTGTTGTTGATTGCGACCATCTGCTCATTCAAACTTGAAACTTCCGCAGAAATAGCATCAATTTCAGACTGCTTCTGTGTAATCTCCGATTTTTTAGCGCTAATTTTTGCATTGACGCTATTTAGATCGCTTTGTGACTTCAATCCTTGTGCGATAGCCTGAATAGTAACCGCTTGAATATTTTCAAGGCTTGTCAATTCTCCTTGCAAAGTAGTCATAGCGGCTTGCTCTGTGACAAACTGTGCAGTTTTCAGAGCTTCTTCGATTGTCAGATTGTAATACTGCTGTTGGTAAGACTCAAATGTTTCTTCCCACAGATTATATTTGTTAATTACGCTCTGACTAAAATTATCAAGCGTCATGAAGTACCGTAAATTAACGAGGCTACTTGTCCCCATTGGGTTGACGCTTCGGATGTCAACACCATCTGCGCCATATACACCAAGATTTGTCACAATGCTTTCTGTGTCTTCAGAAACCTTTACATCTTTTACAAGATTCTCAACAGAAAAATACACTGGCGAAATGGGAGCATCGTTCATAACATCACGCACATGAATAAGTCTCTTATAAGTGTCAAAATAAAAGATGCAACCGTATGATTCCTGCAAATCGGACTTCATAAAGTTATAGATATTCTGATCACTACTATCGTCAAATGTGCGATACTTGTCAATTAAAGTTGAATCTACAGAACCAACTTTCCAAGACGGCATTAGCTCTGTAATCAATCCAAGAATCGTTCCTTTTGGTGCAATAGGATTCCACAGATTGTATGTTCCCTCAGTCAATGGCAACTTCTTGAAAGTAAACTCATACTCCAATGAATATGCCGTGCAGCTTTTTATCAACTCAACACCATCGTCTCTTACACTTGGATCAATCAAGATAAATCGACCATAGTGTTTTAGGTCAATAATCCGCATACCAGTAACCTTATCGTAATTTGGCGTTTTAACACCGTCTACGATTCCTGGTAAATCAAATGTGAGCGTTGATACCTCGTTATAGCAAAGCTCCGCCACCACATTGAAAGCAAGTCTCAACACACCAATAGGCGTATCGTCAAGATTTTGGAGAATCAACATCGGTTGCTCGTTCACATTGATCTTTGCAAAATCAACGACCATATCAATACCTCCCACAATTAAAAGAGACCGCCTAATATGGGCGGTCTCTTAAATTCTCAACGCAGCATTGAATTTCCAAAGCTATTTTTCAAGCCCTTTCTTTTCGCAGCCGACATAAGTTTTCCGATAGTGTACTCGGAATAATACTCAGCAAAGCCCTTCATATTTTCTTCCGTCACATTCTGCATCTGGAAGTAGTTCTGAATAGTAACACGATCATCCGTAGACGAATTATCTGTATTGCTATTGTCGTTTGTAATCGACTTAACAACCTCAGAAACAGCGGGTGATGTAGAAGTAAGATTGCCAATCAATGAGTCCAAAACACCAGTGATACCATATTTCAACGAATTGAAAATACGCATATACTGATCTTTCGTCATGACAAGCTCTCCATCCTTCAAAACAGAAAGGACTTCATCAGCGCCGGTAGCTCGACCGCCAACATAACCCTCATCCAAACCAGTATGGAATAGGCGCGGGCCATTTGCAGAATCAAGATACCAAACGCCATTCACTTTAACAACCTTGCGCCCCAATAGAGCGGAAAGCTGTTCGGCAAGATCCTCGTTCTCCTTAACCAAACGGTTCTTTTCTTCCTGCGTCTTTGCAGTACGCCAACCCTTACTATTTGTCTGCATCTTACTCAAAATTCTGTCGATTTGCGTTTGCTTATCATCAGCATTTTTTCCAGCGTAGGAAATTTCAGAGTTAATACCGTTCAGCGCAGACACGACATCACCGTATTCCTGCGCTGCTGCCTTAGCAGTTCGCCAAGCGGAGGTGATAGAATCTTCGCCGTCGATCATATCTCCATATTGCTTATTCCACTCAATTAGGTCTGCGTATAGCTGTTCCCAATTGCTGTTGATGCGGGAAATGGCTGCATTATACACCTTTTCTTCCGTATCAACTGTGGACTTCACATAGGAAATTTCATCGTTTTTCGTGTCTTCAAAAGTATCAGCTTCTTTGTCCAAAGCGTCAACTTGTGAATTATACGCATAATCTGCTTGATAGTCAGCCAACTCCTGCTGAAGCTGAGCCAGCTCTTGTGCCAGCTTTTGCTTTTCAGCATTTGCAGATGCACTCGTATCACGATCCAACTGCGCAAGCTTCGCTTGCTTTTCAGCAATCTCAGCTACTTTTTCTGCAACAGTTCTTTGATAGTCCTCTTCATCCTTAGTTGCAGAAAGAGACTCTTTCTTCAAATCAATGATTTTACGGAAAGCGTCAATCTGTGCTTCCAGAGCATCTACTTGATCCTCAGCCTCTTGACGAACAAGCTCCATCGTCATCTCAATGATTTTCGTTAGAGCATCTTTCTGTTCGTTGTAGATTTCAACGCCCGTTTCGCGCATGAGGCTGTTATACTCTTTCAGAGTTAAAACACCTTCTTCAAATAGGCGATTGATCTCTTTCAGCTTTTGTTTCAGGTAATCAACCTTGGTGAAGTTGAAATCTCCCCACAAATCAAAATCATCGGCATAATCAATGAAGTCATCAAATGTATCAAGAACATTATCTGCAATTTTAGAGTTAATGTCTTGAATATCATTATAAGCGCCCCACCATGCGTCAATACAATCTTGAATTGCTTCGTCGTTTTCGTCCAGTCCGAGATCACGCAGACGTCGTTCTTCCTTATGAGCTTCTTCTTGAATCTTCTTTTGTTCTTCAAGCTGCTTATAAAGGTTGTCCAACATCGCATCCTTGGTCTGATTGTTGTCCAGCATATCATACTGGTTTTCCAACAGACTGAGCATATTGTTATGATTATCTACCGCAGTCTGGTAAATATCATGTAACATATCCTCAATCGTATCCTGATAATCCCACCACTTTTTCTGTAGGTCTTGGATATAATCAGAGGTATCATCTAAACCAAGCGCACGATACTTTTCAGCTTGTGCGTGGACTGTTTCTTGCATCTTCCGATAGATGGCAATAATTTGTTCCGGAGTCCCGTCATTCTTCTCCAGAAGGAAAATTGAATGCTCAAAATTTCCAATAATATCGGATAGCTGGTCTTCCAAATCGTCCAGCTTATCTTTAAGCTGTTCTTCTAATGTCTTATCGTCAATTGTCGCTTCGACTGTAGCGTTGAATGTGATCGGCGTTCCGGTTGAACCGGTCTTGCCTGTCTCTACATGCAATCCGCCTGTCTGGACTCGACCTTTCGCATAAGCTGGGATAACACCCTTGAGCTGCTTGCCAGACCCGTGTACGATACGCTTTGTTTCAGCCGCAGTGTAAACACGGTCGCCCTGCTTGAGATTAACAACCTCAGCGCCATTTGCACCAGCAAGATAAGCTTTATCGCCAGACTGGATAAGTTCAGCTCCCTCTTCACCAACCAGCGCATCGCCAGCCGGTGCAGCACCAGTGCCAGAAGCATATCCGAAAATACTTCCAAGAATGCCGCTCTTACGCTTTGTGTCAATCGTGACCGTAGCGGTTTGACCGTCCAAATGCTGAACAGCAGTTTGGACGCGCTTTACTGCGGTCTCTGCGTCGCTTGCGGCAGTTTCGATGTTATTAAACTGATCAACAACATTATCAGTTGTCTCATCGTCAACATCCTCGACAGCCTGCGCAACGCCATCAACATTAGAAGTTACTGTCGCAAAGTCCAAACCGTTCAGATACTCCAGCGCATCTGTCGTATCTTTAATTTCACCTTGCGAATTTGTGAGGGAAATACCGTCTGCTTCACCAAGCTTTGTGATTAGGTTTTCCGCCTGTTCCTTAGTGAAGTTTAGCTCAGAAAGAAGTGGGGCAAGAGCTTCTGCATCAACATTGACCGTAATACCATCGCTGGCTGCTAAACCAAGATTAGTAAGACTGTTCGTTAAACCGTCAATGCTGCCCTCTGCATCCAACAATACAACGCCATCGAGGTCTTGTAAACCTGTCAGAATATCATAGATTTCCTTGTCAGTCTTACCAAGAGTGATAAGCTGATCGGTAAGTGCCGAAACATTGATTGCTTTCTTTCCAGCATTCTCCGCAGATAGACCAATTTCGTCGATAACATCTGCGACCTCGTTCATATCGTAGAAATCAATATCTCCCCACATGGAGAGGGCTTCCAGACATGCAAGAACCGCATCTGTCGTAATACCCATCTTTTCGGCAATCGCGTCCAGATTATCCGGATCAATATCGAAAACATAAGCACCATCAGAATCTTTACTGATATCCAGTAATTTTTCGCCCTGATCATTGACTAACTGACCAACCTGAGACATCTGATATAGCCGTTCAACAAAGCCAGCACCAGCACTGTCAGCGTCCTCAAACACAATCTTGTTTTTCTCCATCGCGGAGTAGATTTCGTCAAGGCCATCGCTCCATCCCCATGTAGATAGCTGATCGCTACCAAATAGGAATTCAGCCGCAGCCCAGAAAGCATTTGAGTTGGTCGTGCCTGCTTCAAACTGTTTATTCAGTTCCTCAAAGGCTTCTGCATAAGACTTAAAGTCGGTATCCTTTTCCTCGACAGACATGGCAGCATCGTACCGTGCTTTCGCCTCAGTTACGCTATCAAACTTATCTACCATGCCATCAAGAGCATCGTTGAGCTTCAACGCCTGCTCTGTAATAAGAGCAACACCATCGCCACCCTCAGCCATAACCTGTAAGATATGTGCGAGGAATTGCGCATTCATACCGTCTTCATCAAGAACACTGGCAAGAATTCCGCTTTCCTCAGCCAACTCCTTTACATTTTCCGCTGTGATACCATCAAGTGTTGTCGAAAGAGTCATCAACTCTTCCTTAGCGTCAGCAAAGTTTTCAGAATTCCAAAGGCTCTTAATCGTGGTCTTGAGCTGTTCAGAATGTCTCCTTGCTACTTCCTGTTCGCTATTATACTTTTCGATTGCTGCAGTAATATCATCCCAAGTCGTTGCGCCTTGGTTAATAACCGCATCATAAGCAATCTCAAATTCCTCATCGGATAAACCGCGTAGCTTTTCTTTGACTTCATCAGCCTCAGCAAGCCATGCGTCTAACTCATGGAAATGTGCAGATGTACCAGGCTCATACTGTTCGTAGTTTTTTTGAACTAACGCCTCAGCAATAGCCTGCATTTTCTCGTTGACTTGCTTAGCCTGATTTTCACGCTGATTTAACTCGTCAAGCAAACCAGCATAGTAGTCATTCGTACCAAGCGTTTTATCAACAAGTTCCTCAGCAGAATATGTACCATTCTCGTCGAAACTCAAATCGTTCTGAACCTGCTGAATCAAATCCTTGCGCATCTTTTCAAACTGGTCAAGGCTTTCTGGCTTCGCAAGCTTCTGAGCAGCAAGGAAAGCGTCTTCCGCAATCATCTGATTGTTTTTATCAATCTGATCAATCGCGTCGGACAACGCAGCATCATATTCGTTATAAGCATCCGCAAGAACTTCAAACACCGGATTTTCACTTCCGAATTTGTCTCGAACTGCGTTCATCGCATCCTGTAGATACTTATAATTCGCCGCTAAATCTTCAAATGTGACATCTTTTAAGCCACCATCTGAACTATATACGCTTGGAAGGAAAATTGTTCCGCCGCCCTTGCTACCACTATCGTCAATGCCAGTAAAACCAAGCTCTTTGAGATACGCCATAGCGTCTCCAGCTTCTTTACCAGTTGCAGAATAAAAACTATGACTATTGAAATATCCGTCAAGCTCTTTTACGGCATCTTCTTTGGCAACATTAGCAGCACGAACACCTTTTGAAATATCGGTTTGTAATTGCGTTCTGGCTGCGTCGATAATATTGTCTCGCAAATCTGCATAGCTACCAGACAAATTATCAACGGCAACGCCCTGATCTTTCAAATAGGAAATTAGCTCATCCTGAATAGCAATAAGGTCTTCCTGCGATCCAGTGCCAGCTTCAACAGCGTTGCTCAACTCAATATAAGAAGACGCGAGATCATACAGTTTTTGTGCGTCTTCCGCAGCGGCAGTACCAGCCTCAACAGTAGCCTGACGAGCTTCTTTAGCCTTGTTAATTAGTTTTGAGATTCCAGAAACAATTGCCGAAATAGCAAGACCAATACCAAGACTAATCAGCATATTCAGAGCGGTCTTTAACACCTGTACGCCGACGGCGGCAGCTTTTGAAGCAACACCCATTGCTGTTGTGGATGCAGATGCGTTTGTCATGGATGAACGATATGCGTCAGTAGAAATCGTAGCATCATCTGTCACATGGACAGCCGTTTTCAGCGAACTACTTCCACGGCCAATTGTATCGTTCCATACAATCTGGCGTTGTGTCAGATCACTTGTTGATGTGCCAAGACCTTGAATCTTTGTCTTGTATTCATCAAGTAGACGAATATCATTTTCTAATTCAAGCTTTCCACTATTCCATGCAAATGAAATGCCAGTACCAGTGCCAAGCCAATTCTTCGATGTGGTTGTTTTTAATAACTGAAGCTTATCAAAGAATGGGGTAATACCAGCAAGAATCGTAGGAAATGCACCAAGCGTTTCAATAAGTTTTGTGAGCCAACCAAGCAATCCAGTTCCGGCATCATATGCACCCTTAATCAAATCACTATTCAAAATAGTCTTTGCAAGAGCCTGATACTGAGCTTGGAATTTTTGCTGCTTCGCCTCAATGCTGTCCATCCACTTCTCATGCTCAGCGAGAGCAGAACCCTCCGCATTAACGGAGGCGTTCATGGCACTAACAGCATCGTCCATATTTTCGATAGCCGCCGCCAGAGCGTTGCCCTGACGCTTACCGGCCAGCAATTCAAGCAATGCAGCCTGGTCGATATCGCTCATCTTTTCCCAGACCTTGCTAATTCCAAGGATAATTTCATATGTACTCTTGAAATTATCAGCATCGGCCATAATATCAAAACCACCAGATCCATCAACATTGGTCAAACCCTTGATTTGATCTTGAAGCTTTGCTGTGCTTTCCGCCATATATTCGGTTTCAAGACCGGCTTCTTCAAGCTCAGTCTTTGCACCACGAATACGCATGGCAACGGTTTTCCACATTGTACCGACCGCAGCAGGATCTTGTACGACATTATTCGCAGCAACAATCAGAGCGATTGACTCGTCAATTGTATTGTTTGCCGCAGCCATGGCGGAAGCGGAACGCTGCAAAGCATCGCCAACACCGCCAGAAGAAATAGCAAATTCATTGCCGATTTTATTAAATTTATCAACAATGGTCATTGCATCGCTGGCTTCAATACCAAACGCTTTCATTGTAGAAATGATAGAGCTGGTAGCCTCGTTTACATCGCTGATTTCATCACCAACGACGCTATAAATTGTAGCAACTTCTGCAAGATCAGAAGCATCAGCCATCGAATAACCAAGACGAGCAAAATTAGCAGTTGCAGTTACATAGTCAGAATATGATGTACCAATATCAACTGCCTTTTGTGCAGCATCAGAAAGAAAACGGTCATACGACTCATCAGTTTCGTCCGTAACCTTTTTCAGCTCGGTCATCGCTGTGTCCAAATCGACAACAGCGTCATAAAGACCAGTAACACCACGCATGATACCAGCGATAACACCGCCGAGTACCATCCAAGACCCCATCTTTGCAATATTGTTTTTCAGCTCTCCGAATAGAGACTGACTGTGTTTATCTGCGCTAATAAGTTCCTGCTCGAAAAGTCGAATTTTCGCATTTAGGTTTGTCAGTTCCTTTGAAGAACTAACCATCTGTGACTCATCAAAAAGCTGTTGCCATTTTGACATTAAGCTTGGATCGGAAACAAATGCACTATATGTCTGCTTTAGATTCTGAATTCTAAGCTGCGCTGTTTGAATGTTGGAATTTAGCTTTTCTGCATCCAATAACTTCCCAGAGGCAGTATTATCAAGCTTTATCTGCTTAAACTGCTGTTCGAGTAGCGCAAGCTTATGACGATATGCGTCAAGATCGTTTGGATTTAGTGCATTGTCTAAAGCAGTCTTAGCCTCTTCTACGCTTGCCTTAAAATCACCGCCGAAAATACCGGCGTTTTGCCATTTCTTGATCTGTGTTTTAAGACTTGCCTGCAACTCAGCTTTTTGATTTGCAAAAGTATTTGCTTTCAAATCCGTTGCAGCATACGCAGAAGTTTGTAGTTCCTTTGCATAGCGCTGAAGATCAGCAACCATAGAGTCAATCTCTCTCTTATGCTCAGAAGAAAGAGTGGTGTTTGATTGCTTAATCTCTTCAATACGAGCCTTTACAGCATTCAACTTTTCTTGATACTGATTAAACTGCTCCATATCACCAAGCAACGGCTTTGATGTGTTTGTCAATGTCTTGCTTGTAATATCAGCAATTTTCGTATTGATTCTGTTTAGATAGTTAAGCGTCTGCTCCAAATTAGAACCGGCGTTTTTATCTGTCAAAATAGAGTTACTTTGAACAAACCCTTTTATTGATTGAGCGCCATCTTTGATTTTTGCGAGATTAAAGTTAAACTTTTCTACAACGCCATCAGCCTTAGTAACGCTGGCAGTGAAACTTTGGATGTTTCCCTTAGAATCCTTAAAGACATTCGTAATGTCCGTCTTGCCAAGCTTACTGAATTCGGCCTGCGCCCGACTAACGATATCTTTGACTGACGTAAAGTAACGCTGACCGTCAGCCTTTAATTGCGTTGCATCAAAAACCTGCAACGGCTTATATGTGCCAGTATGGTTTGCACCACCGACCTGCTTGGCGATTGTTTGTAGCTGACTCTGCACCGTTTTAACGGAGTCTTCATCAAAACCAACCTTCAGCTTTACAGTGTGCGATTCACTCAAAGACTTAGCAATACTTGCAAGCTTAGAATCAAGTGAAGACTGGCTGTTCTCGTCAATCACGGCTTTTAATAGAATTTGCAGATCATCCACGCACAATCACCTCACTTATAAGTTGTTTAACTAATTTCTTATACAAAGAAAAGAAAGACACCAGATCATCGAATCGTGATGCCTTTCTTCATAAGTCCTCGTTTTAATGCCTGCGTACATTTGCCAGAAGCTTGTAATCTCTCAATCGTAGTTTCTGTAAATGGGCGGGCTTTCGGTCTACTCCAATAGTCATAACCAGGATCACCAGATCCACCACGACCATGTTCAATCAAATACGGGAGATTCTTACTTACCGTAGCTCTGTCTCCGTTTCGACCGTTCAGATATAGGTTTGGGTCAGTAATATTGATAACAGACAAAATACCGTTTTTTGCAGCATCGCCTTTAATCACAATATTATACGGATCTCCGATACCGCCAAAATCATATCTGCGCTGGTAATATCCAGATGTATCCATGCTATAAACGATGTCTTTAATTGCCTCAACCTCTTCATCACGAATGACAGGGAATACATCGTTGGTTAAAGACTCATCGACAGCTTTTTTCAAATATGCCATCAGATCAGCCGTATTTTTGAACTGCGGCATATCGTTCCTCCAAAATAAGAAAA